TCTTACTAAAGCATTCGAACCAGATATAGAAGACCCAAAGAAGTTAAGAGATAAGATTATTGCATACTTGGATAGTTTAAAAAATGATTTGAGTGAGGTAGCTAAAGATGCAATCATTACAGCTTTCTTATTAGGTAAACAAAAAGCTGCTCACTATACTGGTGAGCCATACAATCCTAAACTTACAACTGCTGAAGAGGAAGAAGTACAAAGATTATTAACACAAAATGACGAATTTTTAGACGATTTTATGGATACATTATCTGAAGAGCATGATAATGTTTTGTTTACTCTAACACCTACTGGATTCGTGGAGGGCGTCAAAGAGTATGATGATATAGATACATTTGACCAAGAGTTTGACGGGGTAATGGATAATCAAGAATACAGATTGGGTTCCTATGCCACAAATGGTGTAGAGAATGCTATGGCAATAGGTATGATTGGTAGTCTATTAGGTGCTTTTGCTGGTGGTTATTGGCATACAGAACAAGACGACAAGGTATGCGATGAATGTGGTCCTTTAGACGGGCAATGGATGTCATTAGATGAGTTTTCTGCATTGTGTGTAGACATAGATGGCATTCATCCTAACTGTAGATGCAAAAGACTATTCGAACCTGCTTTGGCACCTGGTGATGAATTTGAAAGAATAGTAGCAAGTGGTACTTTAGAAAAGAGGAAGAAAAAAATATGCGCAGTTGATTATCATAACACTATTCAGTACCTTTATCAGATAGATAATTCAGTAAACATTAGGATAAAAGAAAAATTAGAGCAGTTGAAGAAACAAAAGTATCAGATTGTAATCCATTTTGGTGGCGTTAGGCATAGTGGTAAGGCTCTTGGCAGAATCATTGCTTGGCTTAAACAAAATGAAATTCCTTACGATGAAATTTGGATGCGGAACGACAAACCTAAAGCTGATTTGTATTTTGAAAATGTGATGACAAGACCAAGTGAATTCGAAGGTGTAGAAAAAGGCGGTCCTGGTAGTGGAAGATACCCAGCTGGAAGTAGTACTAAGCTTTCATATCAAGAGCAGCAAGATTACGATAAGTTATCTGAATCATCAAAAATGGACTATATGGACCATAGAAGAGCAGGAACTGACCATCAAGCTTCGTTGGCGTTAGCCGAACCCGATAAGGCTTATGTAAAGAAGTCAGATAAAACAGTTGCAGTTGACTATCATGGTACTATAATGATTAATAACAAAGTCAACGAAACCATAAAAGCTAAATTGCAGGAGATGAGAAATGAAGGTTATCACATTATTGTTTATACTTCAGGTACTACTAATAGTCCTGGTGCCTATAATGGCATACAGACTTGGCTTAAACAGAACGAAATCCCTTTTGATGAAGTCTGGCAAAAACAAGGGAAGCCAGATGCCGATTTGTATTTTGAAGATAAAGCTGTTAGACCGAGTGAAATCGAAGGTAAAACACTTAAGGAAATAGAAGCTATTCCTGATATAGAAGATAAATTAATGGAGGGTTAAAATGACAGCATTACCTAATGATGTAAAGAGAGTTATAGCCAACGGTGATTTGAATCGATTGGCGGAAGATATTAACGATGGTTTATTACCTGAACCTACAGACCATCAACAAAATACAGACACTAAACTCTTAGCTACTTCTGGAGTTAGTGGATATGTTTACACCAACAATGGTGTAAGTGGCAATTGGGCACCTTCATCCACACTACTCGGAACTTCTGGGTACAGTGGACTTAGTGGTGCTTCTGGATACAGTGGATTAAGTGGACAAGATGGTGCTAGTGGTTATAGCGGCCTAGATGGTGCTAGTGGTTATAGTGGGGAAATCGGGACATCAGGTGAAAGTGGATACTCTGGTCAGGATGGTGCATCAGGAGAATCTGGTTATTCAGGTGAATCTGGAGCAAGTGGTTATAGTGGAGCTAATCCTGGTGAGAGTGGCTATTCTGGAGAATCAGGTGCCAGTGGTTTTTCTGGTGAATCTGGTGCTAGTGGTTTTTCTGGACCTGTTGGAGATTCTGGATATAGTGGAATCAATGGGGATAGCGGTTATTCTGGTGAATCTGGTGCAAGTGGTGCGTCAGGTTTCAGCGGTGAGTCTGGGTATAGTGGGTTGAATGGTACACCTACTGGATATAGTGGAACAATTTTAGTTGGCACAGATACAGTCTATGTAGTTGATGGTTTGATTACAGCAGTATCGGGAGTAGTATAATTTATGAGTGAAATAATTAGACCTGAAAGTACAAAATTACTAAAGGAACAAGATAACTTTGGTGTCGATACCAAAAAGTTAGAGCGTATGGGTAAAGACACCTTTGTTATCCACGGTTCTGGTGGTAATCATTTTGAATGTAAAATTACCGACCCTAAAATCAAGTTTAAGTCATCTGGAAGGATGACCTTTACAGGTATAGGTATTTGTTTAAAGAAATGTTTAAGTAGAGATAAAGAGTGTAATAGTTGTGTAAGATTTTCAAAATTAAGGGAGGTAATATGATTGATACAAAATTAGGATTCTTTGTTCCTATTTCGAAAGTGGATGAAGAGCAAAGAATGGTCTATGGGATTGCAACATGTGAAACTTTGGATAAGCAGAATGAAATTGTGGATTATGCTGCTACTAAGGAGGCATTAACAGATTATTCTGATTGGCGTAATATTAGGGAGATGCACAAGCCAAGTGCTGTAGGTACAGCTCCTATTCTAGAGCTGAGGGATAATGATAAATCTCTTTACATAGGTGCCAAGATAGTCGATGAGCAAGCTTGGCTTAAATGTAAAGAGGGGGTCTACAAGGGTTTTTCTATTGGCGGAGAAGTATTAGATAGGCGAATGGAGGTCAATAAATCCACAGGTAAACCTATCAATCGGGTTACCAAATATGTAATGAATGAAATTAGCATTGTTGATAGACCAGCTAATCCTTCCTGTAAGTTTGAGACAGTAAAAAGAGATACCTCTATAGAAACTATTACTATTGTAGAGGACCCATTAAAAGAAGAGAGTGCAAGGGTTATGGAAAAAGCAATTACTTTAGCTAAGAAAATTTTATCTAAGGATGAGCTTGAGCAGTTAGGTGATGAATCTTTTGGATTAATCAAAATCGTATCTGATGGCGATAGACTAGTCAAACATAGGACTTATCCTATGCCAGACAAGGTGCACGCCATTAATATGATTCGGAAAATGGCAGGGGCTGACGAATTAGTTGTTGCTGACAAAGAACGTATTCATCAGACAGGTCTGCTTGTATTGGGCAAGTCACATAATGATATGGAATGCCCTTATTGTATAAGTCAAAAATTAAAAGGAGGTGTTGAAGTGGCAAAGGAACTAGTTGAAAAACAGGTTACAGTTGATGTAACTGATGATAAGGTTAAAAAACCTGAAGAGGTTACTGTTGATAAACCTGCAGGAGTTGCAGAAGAAAAACCTGCTCCGTTTGTAGCAACAGATAAACCAGTTGCAGAGGTACCTGTTGAAGAAAAGAAACCAGAAGTTAAAGTTGACGAAGAGGTTGCTGCTGTAGCGCCAGCTGCAGAGGTTACGTTAGAAGGAGTTAATGCTAAGGTTGACAATATTTTAGCATTATTACAGGATTTACTTGGTACTGAACAGCAAGAAACTGGTGAGGCACAACCTGAAGTAGCTTCTACATATGATGAAGAGGCACCAGTTGTAGAAGATGTAAAAGAGGAGATGCCAGTTGCTGAAACTAAGCCTGGTGGTATTCCTGAGGCTAAGCCTTGCAAAGAAGAAGATGCATGTTCAAAAGTAGTAGAAACTGCTGATGTTAAAAAATCAGTACAAGTAGGTTTGTTGAAAAAGATTAAGGATATTGTTACTCCTTTAGCTAAAGAAAATGCAATGTTGAAAGAAAAATTAGCTAAATTCGAAAAAGCTCCACTGCCTCGTAAAGATGCGCTTTCCAAGGCAGATGCAAAACCAGTTAAAATCGAGAAGTATGATGTTAAACTGGAAAAGAAAGAAACTGAATTAAGTGAGGAGTTAGTTAAAGATGTTGCTAAGGCTAATGACCTACGCAAATGTGGTAGGACATTAACTAAAGAAGAGGATTCATTCTGCCAGCGTGTGGTTGAGCGGATGATAGCAGAAAAGTTAGCTAAATAAGTAGCTAACTAAACGTAGTAAAAATTACGAGGAAAGGAGGAAATTAAATACATATGTTTTTTAATCCGCAAGCAATTGATAAGGCAATCGGCG